AGTGCGGTAGTCATCGCACGTGTTCCCATGTCAACCGCTGCGTGATAGACCTTGAGGCGGCGCATTGCTTCGGCGCGGTCTTGGACCATGCCTGCGAGGTTGTGGCGCTGGGCTTGGCGTCCGCTGAAAGTCTGGCCTTCCATGGCCTCAGCAGGAATGGCGCGCCCTTTTGCCAACACGGCGGCGTGAAATTCCCCGGCAATTTCTGCCAGGTTCGATTGGATCAACTCGCGTTGGTCGTCGGTCAGCGGAGTGCCTGGAGCGCCCATCGCCTTGTATTTGCCGACCGAGAAAACCTCCACCTTGATACCAGCCGCATTGATGGCTGCCGAACGATCGACCACCGCTTGCACGACGCCGATTGAGCCGACTTGAGCGGAGGGTGTGGCGTAAATGGCACGCGCTTGGCTGGCAATCCAGTAAGCGGCGGACGCCATGAGGCCGGAGGAGAAGGCATAGACTGGCTTCTTCTTATCGAGGGCGGAGACGGCAGCGGATAGCTCGGGAGTGCCGGCCACTGTGCCGCCTGGAGAATCGATATCCAAAAACACTGCTTTGATGTCGGGACGCGAAGCGGCTTCTTGAATCGCAGCTCCGATTTCCTCGGAGTCGGTCGCGCCCATCAGCACCCGGGCGAAGATGTCGGGCTTGCGGGTGATCGGGCCGTTGATCGAAACCGTGGCCACTCCGTCTTCAACGGATAGAAGAGAGCTGGATGCTTGGTCACGAACGACTGGATTGCCGAGCGCACGGAAAGAATCCGCCGCAGCGATCATCGACCGAAGTGCATCAGGCTGAATCAACCATTCGCGATTTTGCAAGAGGAGCGAGTTCACCCTCCGGCACGGCTGTCAACGCGAGGTCACCCAACAGCAAAGGGCGGACCCGAAAGCCCGCCCCTGCGTTTCAAAGGACAAAGGGATAAAGGTTCAAAGGGAAGAATTAACGTTTCCGGCGGGCCAGCATCACTCCGCCTGCGAGCATCGTCAGGACCATCGACGTTGGTTCAGGGACACTGGCGACACGGAACCCGATGAAGAAGTTCTCGTCCGTGGGGACGTTGTCGTAGCGGTTGGATGAGCGCAGGTCGTTCTCGCTGTGGATGAACGAGCCCCCGCGCAGCCCGCGCGACGAGCCGGAAATCACCGCGTCATTCCATTCGAAGACGTTGCCTCCCTGGTCGAAGGTGCCGTAAGAACTGCCATCACCGCTATAGCTGCCAACGTCAGTGGTTGAGCCAACTGAATTTTCGTAGTTCGCATCTGCCGTGGTGATCGTGTTCTGACCGTTCGGGTAGAGCGAGTAGGATTCATTCGCCGCGCTGTAATACGCCGCCTTGTACCACTCGTCCTCGCTAGGAAGGTAAACCTGCGCACCGATATTAGCGGTAATAATACCGCTGGTTGCGCCATTGAGCGTGTAAGCACCAGTTTCCATGCTGGCATTGCCTTGGCCATTCATCATCCAGTTAGCGAAGCGCGCTGCGTCAAACCATGAGACATAAACCACCGGGCGGTTGGCGAGGGCGCTTGTCACGCTGTAGCTAAAGTTGCCGGAACTGCCGGTCTGCGTGATGCCGGTGCTCGACATGCTGGAATTGTAGATTGCGCCGCTGTTTGATGCGCCCTTGGCGTTGAGGAACGCGCCATACTGGGAGTTGGTGACCTCGTATTTGCCGATCTGGTAGGCGTAGGCCACCGCGCCGTAGCCGGTGCTGTCTGATGCATTTCCGGCATTGCCGACTGAGACGTAGTCGATGGTGACGGATGCTGAGGCGGAGGTGATGAGGGCGGCAGTGGCCGCGAGGGTGAATAGACTTTTAGCTTTCATGATGGGGTGAATTTATTTGTCCTAAAAACAGTGTGTTGTTTTGACTTACATGCAGTTGCTAACCCCCCCCCCGCGAAAGCAAGGCTTAAATCCTGATTTTGTGTGATTTCTCCGTCACGATGGCTTCCACAGCATCTCGACCGGCACGCCGTGTTTTGCCGCCGTCTCAAGAATGAGCTTGGCATCGCTGGCACGGCGCTCGATTTCCTCGCCGAAGTCAGCACCGAGTTCTTGGAAGTGGTCGGATAGCGTCTTGAGTCCCATTTCGACGTCCGCACGGTTCTGCTGGGCTTCCCGTCCGGCGTCCACGGTCACACGCTTCGGAGGAACTGAGGAAATCTTCCACCAGCCTTCGATTGGCGGCAGGAGTCCACGTGAAATCGCGTCGCCGATCACGTATGTCCACACCGGTTTGATTAGACGGCGTTCCAAGATCATCTGGCGAAACGAGAATCGACGATCCGCCTTGGCCACGATCAAGCGCACGCCCGCACCACCGATCTTGCTAGAATCCGCAGCGAATTCGAATGGAATCACTCCGAGGGCCGCGTCACGTCGCAGATGTTCGAGAAACCCGGTGAACGTGGGCGACGGGCGGTTGGATTGAAAACTCTCGATGGATTCGTCGGGTTTGAGGGAGACCAGCTTGCCGCCGACGATCTTTTGCAATGACACCGGATCGCTGGATTCAACGCCGTCACCGCCACCTCCAACTGCGAAATCACCGTTGTCATCCAATTCGCCCCGTGCTGTTTTGAGCACGCGGGAAATATCGGCGTTGTCCTTCACCGCATGTTTTTCCAGCGCCAACAGCTCGATCTCATCGAGGACGTGGTTAATGGAATGTTGGATCGTTGGGTGCGAACGAACGCCGCCCGCCCATTCCGGTTCATGGACGTGCAGCACCGCCTCGGATGGCAGATCGCGCCCCTTGCCGTTGTCTTCCAACACCCGATAGAAGATCGGTGCGCCCCAGGCATCGAGACCCACCCCGTCGATGGTTTCTTGTTTGCCCAAATTGTCTCCGACGCGGTGGGACTCGATCAACTGGATGCGTGGTTCGCCGTCGCCATCACGGGTTTTGTGGATGAAGTATTCGCCATCGATGTCCATGCCACGGCAGACGAGCGCTTGGCATTCTTCAAACGAGAATCGACGCGTCACCTCGCAGCGGGCAGACCATAGGGAGAAGTATTCTTCAGCGGCTCGGTTCCATGTGGGATCGCCTGATTGCGCCTGAACGCGGATGCCGTCGCCTGTCGAGTAGATCGCCATGTTAGCGACAAGCTCTCTGACAAATCCGCTGTTCTTGTGGAGATAGCGTGCCTTGCGGACCAGTTCGCTGCGCACCGAGGAAGTCAGTTCGTTGCGGGCGTCGGTCGGTGATGCACCAGGGACGGTTCCACGGCGGGGCGACCAGTTGGCAGCCTCGAACGGCGAACCCCATGCTTTCGGAACAAGCACAGGGGGCAGAAAGAGACGGGCGATTGATTGGAAACGATTCATTTCGGTAGGTATCCTGAAACTTGCGACACGGCGACGGTGCGAGGTTTGCCGTAAGTGGCTGGGTCGAGAACCCGGAGCGCGTAGCCGCATTCCTCAAGCACTTGATCGACAGGCATGGTGAACTGCTTGGTGGCAGAGCTGCCCGCCTCGTTCCAGGTCATGAGAGTTTTGCCCTCGATCAGGAATTCCTTCGCCCGCTGCTGAATGGCGAGCACCTCGGAAATCGTGAAGCCGGTGATGAATAGTCCTCGTGCCATGGTTCACTTGCCTTTCCATGTGGCGTTGTTGCCCCGCGTGTCGATGTGGACAAAACCGGCTGATGGATAGAGACCAAGACCACCAGTGAACTTGCCATCCTTGCGCCACTCGATGAGTCGGTCATAGACGCGCTGCGGACTCACACCATTAAAAGCGATATCGAGTGCGCGGAACTCCATATGCTGGCTGAGGCCGACGCCGCCCACGGTGCGGTTGTAATCTGGGGAGCGGTAGGAACTGAGAATCTGGCAGGGCTTGCCGAATGACTCGCGGAGATCATCCACGATCCGCAAGGTTGGCACGATGTTCTTCCAAAGCCGCTGAGGAGGTGCGCTGTTGGTCACTCCTTTTCGCTGCGCGGCGAAGTAGGATTCGAACTCGCTGGCACCGAAGTGGCGGTATCCCTGGGATTCGAACCAGGTGGTGAAGGTGGTGTTGGACGCACTCATGATGCCTCTTCCTGCGTGTCAACGGCAGGTTCGCCCACCGACTCGCGACCAATGATCTTGAGCATGGTAGCGGCGGCGGCCTGCATATTTTCTGTATCCCAGTAATGGTTTGGCCGAGAGCCGATCCGTTCCCACACCCACTTGCCGTTCTTCTTGATCCGGTGCTCGCTTTCCATCTGGGCGAGATAGTCTTCGTCGATGTCGTCAGGCACTTCCCACACCGGACCGTCGTCCGGGTTTTGATTCCGGCGCAGGCGGGCGAGCGTGTCCTTGATGTTGAGGTTGGACCAATAGAACACGGAGCAGGATTGCCCGCGACCGAGAACAACTTTCCGGCGAGGTGAGTAGAACCGCTCCACCGACTTCCGGCTCTTCACCTTGTGGGTGAACGTCGCCCGCTTGTCGCCCATGAGGGCCGTCCAACCGTGGGCCGCGCATTCTCGATATACGTCGTAGGTGGCGTAGCCTGCGTCGATGAACACGAGATTCGGATGGACGCCAAAGCGTTCCTGCACGCTCTCCACGTCGGCGAACGTCAGGATTCGCTCGTTCCAAATCAAGCGGCTGGATCCGTCCTCGGCCCATGCGCGGACGACAAGAAATAGGTGATCCATCTGGCAATCGACCGTGAGGATGCGAAGAGGGCACGCGCAAGGTTCGCCGGCCGGGACCAACCGCCCGTGAGAATCCACGCCCGCTTCCCCATCCCACGTTTCGCCTTTCTGATAGCCACCCGGGACGATGTCGAGTTTGTAGTCCTCCAGATACTCACGCCATGCGAGAGCCAGACGCTTTTGATAGAACTGCTGAATCAAGCTCACGTCACCTTTGCGGGCGGCGGCTTTGGCACGAAGATAGAGTTCGGCCAGTCGGCCCCAGCTCATCGCGCACATGGCGTTCCAGTGAAATCCGGCGTTTTCCTTAGGGGCGTTTGGGTTGTTGATGACGTAGCGCCCTGATAGGTTGAGTTCGCGACGGGTGCGGTCACTGTCCTCGAAGTAGTGGTTGCATGACGCACAGCGCATCGAGGTTGTGTCGCGGACTTTTTGAAAATCCCACTCGCCGGATTCATCGCGGGCGTCCTTGCTCCACTCGACTTGCTCCCACTTGAATGGCTGGCGCTGGTGGCAATGCGGACATGCGAACGTCCACTCGCGCATGTCGGTGGTTTCGTATTTGCGGTGGGTGTCGTCGTCATCCTCGCCGCCCTGCGACATGAACAGGCACTTGCCGAGCCAACCGAACGCGGTGACACGGGCTTCGGCTTCCGCCATGTGTCCGGTCGGCCAACGCCAGGTTTCGTCCCCGATCAACCAACGGATCGAACGCCGTTGGAGGTTGGTTTTGTTGTGCGCGCCGAGAACCCACAACGTCATGCCGTTGGCGAAATGAACCGTGGCGAGGCGCTTCTTGTGCCGGTTGGCCGGATAGAGCGAGCTGACCGGTTTACATTCGTCGAAGAGTTTTTGAAGACGGCTTTCGCTTTGGTCTTTCGCGTCATCGTCGGTCTGGTCAA